CATGTCTTTATCCTCACTTGGCATATTTGCGGGCGGAACACCTTCAATCCAAGGACCGGCAGAAATCAGGATACCGGCGCGCTTGTAGAACATTACACACGCTCAAAACACATGGGCTGTGGTCCGTAAAAACCCGTTCCGTCGCGCGCCGCGACTTGCGCGGCTACCTTACGCATGGTCGCGTTGTGTACGTGTTTCGGTTTTCTTTCCCAAGCTAACGCATTCCAACGGCTACATTCCGTTGCCAATGTGCGGAGATCACTTTTAACATCTTTCGGGAAGTGATCGCGCACACACCCGCTTACATTGGCGCCATGGTTGCCGTGTTCGGCAAGCGATTTAGCTGCTAGTGCGCTATGCTTCCGCGAAGCTTCGCACGCAAGAGCGAAGCACTCTATGGCGCTAGAAAAACGCATATCGTTTAGCAGGTTTCGCATGGTCTTTCTCCGTTTTCTCTGTCTCTTGATTACATATACAATATGCCATATCAGATTTTATTTGTCAACAAAAAATGGGACCATAAGGCCCCATTTTGAAAATTATTTTTGTGATAAGAATTTCAGGCTACACGCCATACCCGGACGCCATCATCGACAGAACGAACCTCTAGCTTCACCCCGTTCTTGCGACTAAAATTAGAAGCAAGGGATGACATGCTCTTGGCCTTGACATCCGTAATCAGAATTGAATCATCAACTTCCATCTGATCAAATGGATACTTACGCTTGCGACCCCGCCCCGAATTATCCAGTGGGATGCCCTTTTCAATTTTAAAGTCAGACATAGTACTCTCCTTTCTGAGATGTTGTTTAAAGCTTGACTTTGTTCTTACAGGTTAAACCCATCGTTTCGATATGTCAACCACTTTTTCGATTTTTTTCCGCTTTTTCCATTTCCTTGTATTTTCTCAATAGGTCTTCAGCACGAATCATAATTCCCGGTCCAGACCATTTTGGTTCATTATTTCCACGTTTTTCCTGTGTTTTCAAAAATTCCTCCAAAAAGTGAATTGTTTGACGAATCAGAAATAAATCACGCTTCATCAACCAAAATATCCTCTTCAAGAAAATCCAGAGAAACCATTGTATCGATATAGAAATCTCCAACACGAATCACGGAATCCGACTTTTCTACGATAAAAGAATCTTCAAAATCATGAATCAAGCCAAGATTTTTGAGATAAGGAAAATCGTGCGGATCGATCTTCACGATACCAATTGAACCGGTATCAGTGTCATATCGATTTCCCATTTGATCCTTGAAAACACCATATGGTTCCTCAGTGTCAAAAAGGATATATTCGGTTCCGTCTGGTAAAATATTCTTTCCTTCGATATAAGTACCAGTGGAATCATAAACATCATCCCATTGGTTATGAAGAATATTGAACAGATCACCAACGAAATAGGTACCGGCTTCCATAGTGTATTCAAGCATTTTTATTCTCCTTGATTTGATTCATTAGCTGTGTGGAACGGATTAATGACCATCCTAGAATGATCAAAAGTGTGGTTCCAAGCATGATCATACTCCTTACTGATTCTTGATCACGTGTTCTATTTTAGACAGGGATTGGATTGTGTCAATGATAAAGTTTGAAATGAATTAAAAAGAAGTAATAATGAATCTATATGGAAACGCTTCGCGTTTTCGAGCGTAGCTCGAAATCATGAGGTATATTAAAGAATCATTAAGGAAAGATATAATGGGATCATAAAGATATATTTATTGGCTACAGAGCTATTATACAGGGTTTGAAAAAGCTGTCAAGTAAAAAATGCACGATTCCAGAAAAAAGTTTAGGCCCCGGAAACCAGAGCCTAACTTATCAATCATTGATACCGAGTGCAACATTATAGCGACTAAGATATGTCACCGTAACCCGCTTCTGTTTGATCAGTGTGTTCACTTGCCGTGTGACACTCCTACCGTTAAGGGTCCAAATCCACTTATAATTCCTAGAAGTGGCCTTCGGAAAATCGCCTTGCTTGATTGCGTCATAAACATCGTTAGCAGTCATGTCACTTCTCCTTCTTGCACAACATCCCATACTTGCCCGGTTACACGTTGAATAACCCTAGCATCAGGAAAACGCTTTGCTACAGATTTTGCCATATCAATAGTTTGGTATGAACCAACAATCTCATTAGAGACTTTACCGACTTTGGCTCGGACCATGTAAGGAAAATCAAGCCTTTCTTTCCAAACATATGCAGAGGTTGACATTGCTTTCTTTTTCATGGCTTCTCTCCGTTTCTCTATCTTGACTGTAGTATCTCACATTCCTTCTTATTTGTCAACAAAATTTAAGTGGCGGTGAAGAAGATATTGAATTCGGTCAAGAGGCGCTTGTAGATTTCACCATCAAATGCAGTGTAAAAATCACCTTGGGTCTTTGCGATTTTATCGCCAAAATACACGGTATCAGTGTTCCATTCCCAATTTTCACGGAACTGCTTCATGTTGATTTTGAACTGCATGTCTCTCTCCGTCTCTTGATTACACATATAATATGCCATACCGATCCTTATTTGTCAAGAAAAATCTGAAAAAATCTAGCCCCTTGACACGAAAACCTAAATCCTTATAATCACGGAAGATTCACACGAACCGGAGAAAAAAATGGCCCGGCAAGCTACAAAATTTAAGGCACGTAACACGCCATCAGAAACATTAGCAATCAATAATAAATATCTGGGAAAGGAGCCTCCCGAACAGGATGAATCCGATTCCTGCATTGTGCGAGCGCAATTTTGGTATCACAATCAACGTTCGGCAAAGGATGCACGGGATTATGCCCGATCATACTTCTTTGATCAAGATGATAAAGAATCAGCCCGCCTAATTTCAAAGGTGCCGGATGATATGCTACCCTTAAGTTATTGCTGGTTGGTAGACCTAGAACAATCTTATGGCTGGTCGTTTGATTTCTTGATCAAGAAGCGAATCCACGAAAAACTTTATGATTCTCTAAAGTATGCTATCGACAAAAAAGAATCAAGTGACGAACCGGAAAAACCAACGGTAGCAGATCGAACCAACGAAAAAATTCGTGACGTTATCTCTGACATTGAAGACAGGATTGATCAAGTTGACCTGAATTTTTCTATGTATGATTATCTTGTCACAAATGAAATTCCACACCGCTATATCTCACGAATTCGTGAATATTATGAACCACTCCTAGCCGAATTTTCCGAATTACAAAAAACCAAAGACAAAGACCTGCTAGAGGCATATTCATATCTGTCAAAAAAGGACATTAAAGATCGTTACACTTGGTTGACCGGTATCATCGCTGATCTTGATAAATGGTCTGATAATCAGAAGAAGCAACGTGCGCCTCGACGCAAGAAAGTCATTCCGGCAACAAAAAAGGTTGCTAAATTGACATATAAGGAATCTGATTCGGAATATAAGGTGCAATCTGCTAATCCGGCAAAAATCATTGGTGCAAAAGAACTTTGGTTATTCAACACGAACTCAAAAGTCTTGTCTCGTATCGTAGCGATTGAACCCGGACTAGACCTGAAGGGACAAACTCTCTTTAATTTTGATCCGGAAAAATCACTTGAAAAGCGAGTTGGTCGAAAAACCGAACAGATGTTGAATTCGGTTCAAACTGCAACCAAGCCGCAGCTACGTAAAATTCTCGACACAGTGAATGGAAAGGCACTGGAACCCACTGGACGCATAAATAAACATACAGTCCTATTGCGTATCGTTTAAAGGATAACACATGAATAATAACAATAACGTAATCCAATTTCCCAAAGAAAATATAAGATTTATGAATCCTCTATCCAAACAGGATAATACGGAAATCATAGGTAAAGTCAGACTAGAATTAGCGGATGAAATTTCGGATGATGTAATCGAAAACACAATCCAAATACTTGGTGCCTTTGGTGTTCTCAATAATCTTTCCGACGAAGCATATAAAGATTGTCATATGATCGAACAATCAATCCGTTCCCTGATATATAGAACAAAAGGATTAGATCATCCTCTTCAATCCATTACAGAACAAACGTTTTCTTTCGAAGACCCGGAAGACGAAACCGAAGATGACGAAGTACTTATGACCAAACCAAAGAAAAAAGACTTGACAAAGGAAGATCAATCCGCTAATCTTGAGTGATCTATAAAATTATAAGGAATAATAATGGCAATACTAGTGGATTACTCTCAGGTTTGTATTTCAAACTTACATAAATCATTGGGTAAATATACCAATGCAGAAATCAATACAGATATCATTCGACATATGATCCTGAATTCTTTGCGACGATATAACGTGAAGTTTGGTAAAGAATACGGCGAATTAACCATTTGTTGTGACGGCGGAAAGTCATGGAGACGTGAAATCTTTCCATATTACAAGGCACAACGCAAAATCTCACGTGACAAATCAGAACTCGACTGGAATCTGATTTTTGATGCCCTTGCTCAAATACGTGAAGAAATTCGTGAATATATGCCTTATCGGGTTGTGTATCATGACAATGCAGAAGCCGATGATGTTATCTCAACAATCTGTCAGGAATATGGTACAGAGATGCCAATTCATAATGAAGAAATGATCTTGATTTTATCGGGTGACAAAGACTTTATTCAGTTGCAAAAGTATCAAAACGTGGTACAGTATGATCCTATTCGAGATAGGTGGATAAAGAACGATAACCCGCAAAAATATCTGGTTCAACAAATTCTGAAAGGTGATTCGTCTGATGGTGTTCCTAATGTCATGTCAAAGGATTCGGTTTTTGTAGACAAAATTCGCCAGAAACCAATGACAGAGAAACGTCTTGAAGAATTTACCAAGATGATTCCGNCTGAATTACAAGATAATTATAACAGAAACAAGTTAATGATNGACCTTATGCAAGTTCCTTCGGATATCAAAAAAGAAGTATTGCATAAATATAATGAGCAAGCGGGTAAAAATAGGTCACGAATGCTAACTTATTTTATCAAATTTAAACTGAAACACTTGACTGAAAGTTTGAGCGAGTTTTAATATATGAGAAAAACTATACATAGTATGCTATCTGAAGTGGCGAACATCAAGGGTCGCCAAGAAAAAATCAAGTATCTAAGATCAATCGATCATCCCATTATCAGAAAATTGCTTCGTTATATGTTTGACGAACGAATTAAATTCCTGCTACCAGAGGGTGCGCCACCTTTTGAAGCTGATAAGCATATGGAAGTAAGTAGATTGTGGACAGAAGTAAGGCGCCTTTATCTATTTGTAGAGGGCGGTAATCCTAATCTGACACAAATCAATCGAGAAAGATTATTCATCGAAATTCTGGAATCTGTTGATCCCGATGAAGCAGAGTTGCTTATCTCGGTCAAGGATAAAACATCACCTGTAAAAACACTAACACCAAAACTAGTAGAAGAGGCATATCCGGGTATCTGGGATGAAAAAATCGAAGAACTTAAACTATAACGACCGTGATGATGAAGACGAAAACTATGTCTTCGAACGTCAAAAAATGCGAGACAAGAAGCGCACCAAGAATCTCAATAATGCGCTTCGATCAAGGAATGTAAAACGATTAGTTGAAATCCTTGATGATGAAGACGAATATGATTATAGGATTAAACTATGACCATATCTATTTCTACTTTTGAAATAAAGTTTACTGATAATACTTCTATGATGGTATTAGAACGTACAGAAAAACTAAAAGAGCGTGCTAGTAAACATCCTAGTATCAAGGATTATTTTGAATACTCAATAGGAAAGTCAATATCTACAATAAAGAAAGTGTAAATTAATGCAAGACGAAAATAAACAAGAACAAGAAGATAATAACCTCCCAAGAGAAAAGAAAACTACAGAACAGATTGTAGAAGAAGAGATGGAGAGCATGGGACTTAACCCAAAGAATTCACAAGATCGTGAAAAGTTTTGGGCAGAAAAAGGTCTTCTAGGTTAATGCCAACATACACATTTCGCAATAAAGAGACAGGTATTGACCAAACTCTTTCAATGAAAATTAGTGAATTAGATGATTATAAAAAGAATAACCCTCATCTGGAACAAGTTTTGTCGTCTGTGCCGTTGGCAGACCCGACCAGACTCGGAATCCGCAAACCGGATAACGGGTTTCGCGAAGTTCTCCAGAAGGCTAAACGAAGCCATCACCGATCCACAATTAACGATTGGTAAGTATTTCGACCAGTTTCGTCATGAAAACAACCATAACAAAAAAGGACGTTACATGGAAACCATCGCCAGAAAACCTAAACTTACTAGAGCAGAAAAAAAGGCACTAAGAAATAAGGGAAAAGACGTACCGGGTTTTGAAACACATGGCAAAAATAATCAGATGAAACTAAGATCAATACAACCGAAAACTGATAATCAAGAAAAAATATTTCGAGCATTTACTGATGGTTTTAATCTAGTCATTCATGGTGTTCCGGGAAGCGGAAAAAGTATGGTTTCACTCTACTTGGCCTTGAAAGAAATTGAAGAATACAAAACATTTAGCAAGGTTGTGATTATTAGATCAGCAGTTTCTTCAAGAGAACAAGGGTTTCTACCGGGCAATCTTAAAGAAAAGACCAAAGTATTCGAGATGCCTTACAAGAATATCTGCAATGAGTTGTATGGTAGAGGCGATGCATACGATATCCTGACTAACAAGAAAATTATCGAGTTCGAATCTACGTCCTATCAAAGGGGTTTGACTTTCGATAATGCAGTAATCATTTTGGATGAAGCCCAGAATATGGGTGCTCATGAATTACACACAATAATTACGAGAGTTGGAGACAATTCACGACTTGTAATTTGTGGTGACATTGGTCAGAACGACCTAGTATTCAAGAGAAATGACGTTTCTGGATTACTTGAAACAATGAAAATCTTGAAAAGAATGTCTTCGGTTCAATTCGTGGAACTTGGTATTGATGATATCGTAAGATCGAAATTTGTCAAGGAATTTATTATCGCAAAGGAAAATGTAAAGGTGCCAGAGCAAGCGACGATTTCCATGATACCAAAAAAGACAGAAAGAGTCTGATAAATACAAGGGAGGGTTGTGATGACCCTCCCTTCGTCTAAGAAAGAAAAACCTATGAATAAACAAAAATTGAGGTATGGTATAAAAAGCTTTGCAGAATATCTTTCAGAGCAGCATAGTAATGTTTTGATGGAAAGTAGAATAGGCACAGTTTATCATGGTACTGATAGCAAGTTTACTTCATTCAAAATGGGAACAACGTCATCTTCTGGTGTGAAGTCAAGAGGTTTCTTTTTTACCAAATCAAAAGAAGTTGCGGCTGGCTATGGAAATATAGTAATCAAAGCTAATATCACGATGGAAGATGAAGCAACCTTCAACTTCAACAGAAGATCAACTATTATGTTTGATGGAAAGTCAAGAACACCAAGCGATTTGGTTAATAGAATTGCTGAAATAAATGATGATTTAAGAGCAGGGTATGGTTTACCTGAAGAACATGAGTCTGATTTAGTATACGAACTAAGAGATGCTGGATGGGATGAATTTTCAGGTAGTGATACTATTGATGGTATAGTCATGAAAAATGTAGACGATAGCATGTCATTGTTTGGCGGAAAAGTTACGGATCATTATGTCGTGTTTTCACCAAAACAAATAAGAATAGTGAGATAGATATGGGAAAAGAAGATTTAAGTTGGTATGCGTTCCCCCTGATGATACTTGTTATAGTTGGTATAGTGCTTGCCGGTTTATTCATTCGTCTGGAAGAACCACGTGGCGATATTGATATTCGAAGTCATGTCTCTACAGTTCACAGAGAAATTCGAGAAGCACAGGCAGGTATGCCTAATGGTTCGGCTTTTTACTTAGGTAATGGTTACTTTGTGACTAATGCTCATGTCACACGTGGTAAAGACATGATCTATTCTTCAGATATAAATGGTAACTACTTTTTTGGTGAAATACTTTATGAAGAATCAAATCTTGACATTTCGATTTTTCGAGTTTACCATTCCTTAGAACAGTTTGAGCCGGTCGCAATGGCATGTCGAAATCCAGAATACGGAGAAGATATACGTCTTGTTGGTCATCCGGCCAGACAGAGATTTTTTACTGCTTTCGGTAGAGTTGCCGGTGATGGTTTTTATAATGACGAAACCAATAAGAATAACGTATATCCAGTAAATGCATCTGTTGTACCGGGAATGTCCGGTGGTCCTGTATTTGATGTAGATGGTTATGTTATTGGTCAAATGTATGTTGCTGTAGCAAGTCCTGTTGTGACAGATCGCTATGGACCTAGATTGCGTGCAATGTCTATTGTGAATTTTGGTATTATTACATCATCTGTGGAATTATGCCAATACTTTGATAAAATTGGAATTGAATATGAAGTCCGTTAGAATTATGGATAAATTAACATATGAAATCTGTAGTGTTTTAGCATATTCAAATACATCAGAAAATTTAAGACACTATGTTGATATAAGCACTCGTAAAAGAAGATTGGAAAGATTGACCGATTTTGTAGAATTTGGGGTAAAATATGAAGTCCGTTAGAAGTGAGTTATTAGTTTTTGTGCCTAAAAAAGATACTATAGATTGGTATCTTTACGGTAGAGTGCGTTCTAATATCGCTGTGCATGTATCAGAACATAGGTATGGTATTTTTGCTTACTATGTTATATGAAAGAATAAAAAATGAAGTCCGTTAAAATGCAAGTTAAAGAAGAGCATATCGAATTTTTATGGTTTGAAGTGATCATGGAAAATATTACTAGCGATGTATACTTGTTTGTATATAAAAAATTAAATGAGGATAAGACTAGATCACTAGAAAGATTTTGTTATGAAATCAGTGAAAACGCAAGTTAAAGACATGATGCTAGACAATATGTGTTTTGTTACAGTGCATGAAAAAGTTACAATTATGTTTTTCTGTCAAGTATTGGACAGATTAACGACGAATAAACTTTTTACTCTTTATAGTAATGTCAAAGATTATGAAGAATGATAATGAAGTCCGTTAAGTTGCGAGTTTCATTCAAGAATTCACCTAAATCAATTATTTTACCTAAAAAGAATACCATGAACATGAATCTTTTCAACGATATACATTATGATATTATGGTATATACCTCTTATCATAGACATAGAAGAGTTTTTGATATATTGATACAGGAAATAGAATATGAAATCAGTAAGAAAAAAAGTTAATAGATTGATAGAATATTATACTATTGTCAATAAAGTCGAGTTTGTATTACTAGAAAAATTGTATAGTAGAAACAAAGCCGCTAATATATATTCTATTCGTTACCGATTGGATTTGAATTATGGAACTAAATAATAAAATCGTAGTATATTGGATACTACTCTTAGCACAGTCAATTGGTGCATTCTTCATGTATCAAAAAGAAGTCTTCACTCTGCTACTCGCGTCTGATGTGACCGGTCTTTCTTTACTGATTCTAGCTATTCATGTCGTATCATTCCTGATCATTGGTTATATGACTGCATATCATACGAAGGATAATAGTCCTATGTGGTATGTATCAGAATTACAACTTGGTATTGGTATGACAGGAACACTCATTGGATTTGTGATCATGTTTTCGACAGTATTCGTGGGAATCAATACAGAAGAAGATATCGCCAATGCTGTTGGTTCTATTGCTACTGGTGTTGGAACTGCACTATGGACTACGTTAGCAGGATTGATTTCAAGTCTTATACTCAAAGCCGGACTAGTGAATTGTGAAAGAGAATGAAACAATACACTTCAACCACAAGTTTCTTGGATTTTCTCTTTAACCTATTACTGGCAATCATAGCACTGCTCTTGATTGTTCTACTTCTGATCAATCCTCCGGAAGTGGATTCAGATGTATCCAAGAATGTTTCTCATATCATCACTATTCGATGGGATGGAGAAACGACACATGACGTTGATCTATGGATAACGGATGGAAACGAGACAGTAGGTTTTCGAAACAGACAAGGCACTAATTTTTTCCTAGAGCGTGATGATTTGGGTAATGATTCTATGTCCCGTGTATTGGGTTATCGACTTAATGAAGAGTCCATGAATATACTGGATTCGGTCGAAGGAACCTACACAGTCAATGTTCATCTATTTCAAGTAAAGCGTGGTGAAATTCCGGTGAGAGTTACTTGGATTCTTCAAAGTGTTCAACCACATACTCGTAGAATAGATTCTGGTGAGGTTTATCTTCACGAACGTGGTGATGAAAAGACATTATTACAATTTTCATTCAATGAAGACGGTGAAATACATAGTATCAACTATGACAATAACCCATTCGTTTTGCAAAATATGAGGGATAGAAGACTTCCATGATATCATTTTGGTTCTACTTCCTGTTGTTTTCTTCACTGTTACTGACATTTGTATCTGTTGTCTTGCTGTCATTCTATAGCAGGCTACATTTCCTTGCTATTCTGATAGCCGCAATAGGAACTGGATTAGTTGCTTTCCAGTGGAATAACCTTGATCAAATCCGGGCTCAACCCTTGACAACCCTGAAAGATCGGTTCATAATTATGAATTACATAGAAAGTAAACCGGATATCTATCTGTGGGTTTCTTCTCCAGAACGTTCTTATCCTATCACGGTTCGTATACCGTGGACAGAGGAAGATGCTGAAAAACTGGCCGAAAGTGAAGAAGAAATGAAAACAATGGGTATTGAGGCTGAAATCGATGGGGACGAAATCCGCGAAGGTATTCTAGAGATATATAGTTTTGATTATACAGAAAGTATTGTGAAGGAAGAGTAATCATGAAATCGGTGAAATATCTTATGAGTCTTGAAAGTCATTATAAAAAATACCCTCTTAATTACTTCAGAATTAAGTTTTATCTTAAAAAACCAAAAGATAATCAGAAACTTGCCGGTTTGAGTAGTTTGGGTAGAAAGAAAATATTATGAAATCAGTAAGACATGTCATTAAAGAAAAGCAATTAAGTAAAATGTATATTAAAGTAACAATGGATCGTACTTATAGTATTTTTTACAAAATTATAAATCGTTTCAATGGTGCAGATAAACTTTTTACTTTGTATCATATGTATCATAATGCTGATCGTTATAAGGATTCACGATGAAATCAGTAAGAGAAATATTATTGTCTAAAAGAGTTACGTTTTTAACTGACATAAAAATATATTATAATGTTTATAAAAAGATTACGAGTGCTAAACCACAAAAACTTAAATCCTTATCAAACAAGAAAGTTTTATTATGAAATACTATGCCGGTATCGGGTCCAGAGAAACACCCGAAGAAGTCATGGGAGCAATGACTGAAATTGCCCGGAAACTATCAGGTAAGGGTTACACACTCCGTTCTGGTGGTGCAGCCGGTGCTGATACTGCTTTCGAGAATGGTGCTAAATACAAACAGATATTCCTGCCATGGAGTCCTTTCAATTCCAGACATGAAAATGGTATTGACTACATTGTTCCACCACTAAATCTAGAAATGGTCCAAGAGTTCCATCCTTCTCCTGATAGACTAAAAGGTGGTGCCTTGAAACTTATGAGCCGGAATTCATATCAGATACTTGGTCCTGATCTTGACACTCCAGTGGAATTCGTGGTATGTTGGACAAAAGATGGTAAGGCTTCAGGCGGAACGGGACAAGCCTGCCGGGTAGCCATGGCATATGATATACCTGTGTATAATCTGAAAAATATAGCTGATCGTGAACGATTACTAAAGGAAGTCTTGCTATGAAATCGCTGCAAAAACTGATAAATGAAAGTGATAGATTTGGTCTAGGTGAAAGCCTAGAAATGACGTATGTTTATGATTATGTGAATCAAAATTCGGCATTAGCATATAAATTATCATATGAAGTGTCATTTTTATTGGAACAACATATAGAAAGAAAAGTCAGACTTGGTGTAATCAATCATGTAAAAAGATGCTTAGATATACCAGAATTTGATTAGACGAGGCGAACGGATGAAATCAGTGAAAAGATATTTTGGAGAAGGGACTATAGGATTATATAATATTGCACGTAAGAGTACGAATCATATAACCTTTGATATAACATATTATGATATTGAATTGAAAATCTTTACATTACAATTTCGTAGACTAATACTACCAGAAAGGAAACTAAATGAATAACAGAACACTACAAAACGCATTACAATCACAGGGACACTATCATGGCCGAATAGATGGTATTATCGGTCCACAAAGTCATGGTGCAATCAATGAATTCTTGTCTAAACATGGTCATTCCAATAGAGGTTGGAGTAAATCAAGAAGTATTATTGCAGCAAAGCAACTTGTCTGTAAGCTGGCAGGTATTGAAGTCGGTTCTATTGACGGTTTCATGGGACCACAGACCCGATACGCATTTGAAGTCTTTGCTGGTAAGGATGTTTCAACAGAAGAAGCAAGAAAACCTAGACCTGATGATAGACTACCTGTCCAGTCAAACCGATGGCCAAGACAAACCGAATCAGAGCTAAGATCATTCTATGGCAATCCCGGTGAAAACCACACGATGATTGATCTACCATTTACTATGAAGATTGCATGGAACAAGAGACAGAAGATCAATAGATTTACTATCAATTCAAGATGTGCCGAATCAGCACTAAGATGTTTTGAGCGTATTGCAGCAACATATGATGCTAGACAACGTGCTGATCTAGGTATTGATCTATTTGGTGGTTGTTATAATAATCGGAATATGCGCGGTTCTAATAGAATGTCTACGCACGCCTTCGCTTGCGCTATAGATTTTTCCCCAGAAGAGAATCAGCTTAGATGGGATTCATCAAGAGCAAGATTAGCACAACCAGATGCTATTCCATTTTGGCAAATCTGGGAAGACGAAGGTTGGATTTCATTAGGTAGAGCAAGAAATTTCGACTGGATGCATGTGCAAAGCGCACGGATCGCCTGATTAAATAGGATTATTATGGATATTTACAGTGTATTAAGTTCTAAACCTCATAATGATCATTATTTAAAAAGATATATCAGATTTATTAATGGTTGCATGGAAAAGAATCAGTCTCTTTCTAATGAAGAGACTGAAAATCATCACATTTGTCCAAGAGGGAAACATGCTTGGTCGGAATATAGGTCTTTCAGAAAATATCCTTGGAATAAGGCTACACTTACATTAAGACAACACCTTTTGGCTCATGCGCTTTTAGCCAAAGCATTTCCTTCTAATTATTCAATAGTTTACGCGTATTGGAGTGTGATTTGTAGAAGTAAGATCAAAATTAATACCATAGTAAGTGAAAGCTTAAGAAATTTATATAGTGAGCATTGTTCAAAAAGAATGTCTATGGAAAATTTAAATAGGGTTAAAGAAGGTAGACATATATTCTCAGGTGGTGACATACAAAGAAAATCTAATAAACAAAGATTAGATGATGGTATTCATCATTGCAAGAATGGTATTCCTTGTGTAAACAAAGAAGGTGAAGTTAAGTTTATTAACAAAGACGAGTTTTATTCACAAGAAGAAAAGGATAAATCAAAACAAGAATGGGTTTCTACTTCTTCTAATGAAGGTAGAAAACGTAGAAATATAACATCAAAGCACCATGCTAAGAATTTAGTTCAAGTTGTAGATAAGTCGGGTATTTCTACGTCAATCACCAAAGAAGATTATTCTAACCGTAAAAAGTTAAAAGACGACACTTATGCACAGGTTTCTTCTAAAGAAGGCCAAAGAAGATTAGGAAAAGAATTTAGTAGATTACTAGTATGTGTTGATCAAAACGGTGAAAAGATTATGTTAACTTCTGAAGAATATGATAAACAGAAGACAGATGAAGATTCCACAACATGGTTATATGTAATATCAATATCATTAGAAGGCAAGAGAAGAAAGAATATGATTAATGAGTAAAATTGATTTGAGATTAGGTGATTGCTTAGATGTACTTAAAACTCTAGATGATAATTCAGTAGATAGTATTGTGACTGATCCTCCTTATGGTCTTTCTTTTATGGGAAAGGCTTGGGATAAGTCTGTTCCTTCTGTAGAAGTATGGCAGGAATGCTTACGAGTCTTGAAACCGGGTGGGCATTTACTTGCTTTTGCAGGTACCAGAACACAACATAGAATGGCAGTAGCAATAGAAGATGCCGGTTTCGAAATTCGTGATATGATTGCATGGATGTACTCGACGGGATTCCCAAAGTCACATGATGTATCCAAAGGTATAGATAAAGTAATGGGTGCCGAAAGGGAAGTAACAGGGAAATCCAAAGGTTCTGGTATGACCAAGAGTAATGTGACACAAGGTGCTCAAAAAAGAAATGTCACAGAATGGAACACGTATTCTTCAGAACCGGCCTCACCAGAAGCCAAACAATGGGAAGGATGGGGTTCGGCTCTGAAGCCTTCCTTGGAGCCCATAACTGTTGCAAGAAAACCTTTTGATACTACTATTGCAAAGAATGTATTGCAGTGGGGCACAGGCGGTATTAATATTGATGCCTGTAGAGTGGATTCCGATATTTCTGAGATGGAAGGTCGGTCTGGTAAGTCCACTGAAAACAAAATTTATGGCGAAGGTATAGGGCATGAAGACATGTGGAAACCTAATAATTCAGGCCGCTTCCCTGCTAATCTGATACATGATGGTTCTGATGAAGTTGTTTCTTTGTTTCCTGAAACTGGACAAAGTAAAGCTACGATGCGTGGTGAACAACACAGTGGAAGACATGGTGGACTTGCTGATATTGGAGAAAATTTAAAAGAAGGGACAAATACAATTAGGGTTTTTAATGATTCTGGTGGTTCTGCCTCCCGATTCTTTTACTGTGCCAAAGCTTCAAAGAAAGATCGAAATGAAGGTTTAGAAAGTCCTAATATACAC